AACTTGTGAAAGTTAAAGAATGGAATATCTCGATTGAAGTACGAGGTATGACGGGCGCAGAGCGCACTCGTATCTTGGATTTAGCCCAAGACGAAAAAGGTATGAACCTACAAATGGTTTATCCTGAAATTGTTATTTCAACAGCGTTCGATGCTGATACAGGAGAAAAGATTTTCACTCCTGAGGACCGAACAGCGTTACTCTCGAAGTCTGATAACGCATTAGATAGTCTCGCGACTGTCGGTATGCGCCTTTCAGGTTTCTTAGCAGAAACTTCAAACGATTTGGGAAAAGATTCGTCCGAAACGGTTATCGAAGATTTGTCTTCGAACTAGCACAAAGGTTGGGACGGACTGTTGATGAGTTACTTAACGGCAGTCCTTCCCATAACCCAATCTCTGCAATTGAATTAGCAGAGTGGGAGGCGTTAGAGCAGGTTCGTAATTGGGAACAAGAAAAAGCAAATCGGAGGTGATGAATGGCTGACTTTAATGTAAAGGGTAAAGTCTCTCTTGATACAGGGTCATTTGTTTCTTCTGCTCGAGCCGCTTAAGATTCTTTAAACGGACTTAATACTTCTGTTGGAAAAACTTCCAACGGTATGAAGTATTTAAAGCGAAGTGCACTCGCCGCTGGTGTTGCACTTGGCGGACTTGCTATGGCTGGCGTCAAGGCCGCTTCGGACTATCAACAGTCCATGATTGCATTTACAAAGATGATGGGTTCTGCCGAAAAGGCAACTCAGTTTATTAAAGAATTACAAGACTTCGCCGCTAAGACACCTTTTGAATTACCACAAGTGCAAGCAGGCGCAAAGAAACTTATGGCGTTTGGATTTGAAGCCTCTCAAGTTCTTCCAATGCTTACTGCGATTGGCGATGCGGCTTCAGGACTTTCATTAGGTTCAGAAGGTATAGACCGACTTACTTTGGCTATTGGTCAAATGCAAGCAAAAGGAAAAGTATCGGGTGGAGAACTCCGTCAGTTAGCAGAAGCAGGAATTCCAGCCCTTCAATACTTGGCTGATGCTTATGGAAAAACAACAGCAGAGATTTTAGATATGAGCGAAAAGGGAGCAATCCCTGCCGCTGCTGGTGTTGGTATTTTGATTAAAGGAATGGAAGAAGGCTCAAAGAACGCTATGGGCTTCAAAGGAATGATGGAAGCACAGTCCAAAACTATGGCTGGCTTAATGTCCACTTTAAAAGATACAGTTCGTAACGCTTTCGTTAATGGATTTAATAAATATGTTCCAGCCATTAGTGGTGTCTTTGAAAAGATGCTCACAAAAGTAGGACCAATGGTTGAAAAGTTTATTGACTTTATGGGTTATCTTGTAAGTCAAATAGGAAGTGTTTTGGGTGGTATAGTAACAATACTTGCACCTATTTTTACAAACTTCTTACTTCCAGCGTTTAAAATTGCTGGCACTGCTGTTCTACTTCTTCTTGCCGCCTTTGCAAAACTTGGCGCGTTTATAACAAAACATAAAGCAGTCGTGCAAGGACTTGTAACTCTTATTGGTGTTTTGGCTCTTACTTATGGTGTTTACAGGGGAGTCTTATTTGCTCAGATAGCCATGGAAAAAGCACACTTAGCCATAACAAAAGCAAAGATAGCCGCAACAAAAGCATTAAGAGCGCAACAAATGTTACTCAATATGACAATGGCTTTCAATCCAATTGCTTTAGTTATTGCAGCAGCGGTTGGACTTATTGCTGCCTTTGTACTTCTATGGAACAACTCAGAAAAGTTTAGAAAAATTATTATTGCTGTTGCTAAGGCTGGCGTGATTGGTTTTGGTCACATAATTAAGTTTGTTGGAATGCTTGTAGAAGGCATGATGAAGTTAGTGAGCACTCCATTGAGATTACTTCTCAAAGGTCTTTCTATGCTTGGAATGAAGTCGGCTGGTAACGCTCTTGAAGAAATTGAAAAGGGTATAAAAGGAGTTGGTGACTTCTTTGATAAGACAGGTGACAAAGTCATTGAGTTTTCTAAACAATTAGATAAATTAGAAAACAAAAGATTCAAAATGCCTTCTTTAATGCCTAAAACTAAAGCCGCAGTTACGCCGGGCGGTCCAAAGATTTCTGACGATGAATTTAAGTTTGATGAAGACGCTTTGCTTGGTGGTGCAGATAAAGCAGGAGAAAAGACAAAAGAAAAACTTGCTGAGTTAAAAAGAGACCTTAAAGCGGTAGTTGCAGACTATAACGATTTCATTAATAACGACTTTGCTAAAGGCTTCGTTCAAGGTGCTGATACTGCCAAAGATACAATAATGAAGGGTCTCGACGAACTCAAAAAAGTATTTGATAAGCAAAGAGAAATCTTTGAGGCTGGTGGCAATAAAGCAGGTATGGCTCTTGTGGATTCAGAGTTCGAAAAAATTAATAAGTATGTCCGTAGCCGTATTGCTGAGGCTATGGCTATTGCTAAAGAACTTGAAGAAGTAGAAGATAAACTTAAAGATGCTTACGACAAGTTAAAGGATGCAGTAGCCGCTCGTAATGAGGGCGCTGATAAGTTTAAAGAACTACTTCGCACTCCGTTTGGAGAGCCTAATCAAATTACTAAGGCTCTCAATAGTGCCGAAGCAACTGTGGATTCTATCATTGGTATGTATGACTCAATGCGCGAGGCTATTGATAAGCGCTTTACTGAAATTGGTGGCAACAAGAAGAATGAGATGATTAGTTATCTCACCGATGAAACTACTAAATTAGTTGCACTTGCTAAGAAAAGGGATGCTGCCGCTTCTGCTCTTGAGGACGCACAAAAGCACCTTATAAAGTATTAGAAGAACAGGCTTCATTTAAATCAAGTATTCAAGACAGTATCAAGTCCTTTGGAACTCCGCTCGCAGACCTTTCAATGAACAATACTGATTACACAATTAAGGTAATTAAGACTGCCACAGGTTTAGTTATTACACAAATGAATCAAGGTAAGAGTGGTGTAGAAACCATTGTCGATAAACTAAAGACAAGCCTTGCTACTATTCGTGAGTTCACAACAAACATACAAACATTACTTACTCGTGGCTTTAATAAAGAGTATGTAAGACAACTTCTTGAGGCTGGTCCTGAAGCCGCTGGCGCAACTGCCGCCCTTCTTGCAAAGAGTGGTGACGATACTGTTACAACTATTAATGACCTTTATACAACTATCAATAAAGAGTCAGAACAATTTGGCGCGAAGATGTCTGAAACTTTCTACGGTAATTCTGTATCTATGGCTAAGGCTTTGGTAAAGGGTGCAACAGACGAGTACGACTCAATTATGAAGTCAATGAAATCTATTGCTGATGGAATTATGGCTTCCTTTGCTCCACTTGCTGATGTTGGTACAGTTGTTGGTAACGATATTATTCAAGACTTAATTAACTCTCTTGAGGCTCGTAGAGCAGAACTTATTGCTAGAGCCAACGCAATAGCCGCAGAAATTGCAGCCGCTATGGCCGCCGCCGCTGGTGCTATTGGTGTGACAGTTAGTGGTACAACTAATCCAACAGTAATTCCTGATGTAATAGTTACTCCTGAGCCAACTCCCGACCCAACTCCAACTCCAACTCCAACACCTAATCCGGTAACTTCTAATCCTGTTACCCCAAAGGCTGTGGCAACTGCCGAGGCTGCTCAAAAATATGTGGTGAAGGCTGGCGATACTCTCTCTGCTATTGCAAAAGCAAATAGTACAACTCTTGCTAAAATCTTAGACGCTAATCCTAAGTTTGAAGATAATCCTAAATACAAAAACGGTAATATGATTTGGTCTGGAACAACTGTTGTAATCCCTCCTAAGACTGTTGCTGCCGCCGCACCAACGGCTGGTGGCGCTTACAATGATGCACAAAACGCTTATAGAATTGGCGAGAGGTCAACAACTATTGAAAAGGGCGCTGTTACTGTTAATCTAAATACAAATGTTAAACCAGCAGATGTTGAACCAATTATGACTAGAGCGTTACTCAATGCGTTAAGCGGAAGGGCTGATTAACAAATGGCAGTAACAACGATAGTTCCTAACGCAACCGCTACTGGTACTTCTCTTTATACAATCTCAGGCGGTTCCGCAAACCTTCACAGCGCTCTTAATGATGCCAACGATGCTACTTATATTCAAAAAACAAATACTATTATTGGTTCTGCCGATGCAATTTTAGACTTTTCAACCATTACTTTAACCGCCTCTCAAAGAGTAAAACAAGTTCGCGTTCGCGCTCGCTGTTCAACTCCAAACGATTCAGGCAAAATCAATGTGTATCTTGGCGCTTTAATTACTAGAAAGAATTATTTCTACACAGGTTTGGCTATCCGTGGAACGAACACCAGCGCAACTACTTTTACAGGACCTTATTTTACTTCTGCTCCAGATGGTTCTGACTGGACTCAAACAAACCTAAACAATGTGCGCGTTAAAGTTGAAGAATATAAAGATACAACTGACCGAGGAAAGATTTATGAACTTTATGTTGATGTGGATATTGCTACTCAACCTTCTGTCGGAACAGTATCGGCACCTGTTGGTGGAGTAAGTACAACGACTCCTGATATAGCATGGACTTATGTAGATGCCGTAGATAACTCAACTCAAGATTATGTACAGATTAAAGTTTTTAGTAGCGCTCAATACAACGCCGCTGGTTGGAATGTAAACACTTCTACTCCCACTTGGACCTCGGGTGAATTGGCTAGTACCGAACTAACCTCTGTCGTAGGTGCCTTACTAACTCCAGCCACTTACCGTTGTTATATTCGTGTTGGTAAAGATATTAATGGAACGCCTTTTTATTCGGATTATAATTATAGTGAATTTACAGTCAATTACACGACACAAGCAATACCAACAATGGCTGTTGCTTGGTCTGCAACTTTAGGTAGGGCCGCTTTTGAAATTACAGGGTCTTCCTTAAGTGGTGGCTTAACAAGTCAATACCATCAAGTCCAACGCTCCGATGATGAAGGTGTTACTTACAATTACATTCGCGATGGAGAGAACATTACTCTTACGGCCGCTAATAAAGGTATTGTCAAAGACTATGAAGCGCCTCGCGGAATCACCGCTTACTATCGTGCTCGAGCAGTTGGTGTGGATTCTAACTCTATTGAATACCCTTCAGGTTGGGGAATTATTCAGCAGGTTTTAATTACTAATGACTCTACTTGGTGGTTTAAATGTATTGCAGATTCAGATTTAAACCTTGGTTCAGTTCGCGTTCTTAAAGAATTAGATGTTCAAGTGGATGAGCCAAACACTATTTTCCGTCCACTAGGTTCAAACTATCCTATTGTTATTGCAGGTCCTCTCCAAGGAGAAGATGGCGCATATAACCTTAAAACAGTAACCGAAACTGAGTGGGATAACATTTATCCTCTTATCACTCATCAAGGTAAATTGCTTATCCAAGACCCTTTTGGTAATCAGAAATACATTCGTATCACTGATAGAAAGTGGACAGCCGAAACTCAAAGTGGAAATGTTTATCGCGACATCACTTTGAACTATGTAGAAATTGAAGAATAATGTATCCGACAAGTGGCGATTATAGAGCCTCAATAGGCACTGACCATAAAGTAATTGTTAAAGCCGAAGTATGGTCTAGCGAGCGCAAACTTCTTGATTTGGATATTGATAAGGGCAAAGTTTCCGTTACTACCAGTAATGCAATTAGACGCTCAGTTGAAATTAATTTAGTAACAGATAGAACTACTGCAAACCTAGTTCCTGAAGATGGCTTTGATTATATTGCACCCTTTGGTAATCAACTAAGAGTGTATCGAGGTATTGAGTTTGCAGATGGAACACAAGAATACATACCGCTAGGTGTTTTTGTAATAACTGAAGTCTTAGTTCAAGATAAAAACGAAGGTGTATCTATAACTATAAAAGGTGAAGATAAATCTATTATCTGCGCTCGCAACAAATGGACCTCCACCTATCAAATGGTGAACGGAACTTTAGAAGCATCTTTAACTGCCCTATTACAAAACCGCTTCCCCGATATTGAAGTTAATTTTCCGACTACAAATGTGACTGTTAATCAAGTAATACTTGGAGCAGACTCAAGTGTTGACCCTTGGAATGATGCAGTTGAGATTGCTCAACTTGTAGGCTTTGACCTTTTCTTTGATGTTAATGGTATTTGTGTAATGAAACAATTCCCAACTCTAGATGCTTCAACAGTTGTGGCTACATATGAAGAAGGTAATGGAACAACTATCACCTCCCTAGGTAGAAACATTTCAACTAAAGAAACCTATAATGGTGTTGTCTATACAATTGAAGGTAGTCAAGTAACAACTCCTATTCGTGTTGAAGTGTGGGACGAAGACACAACAAGCCCGACTTATCGCTACGGTATCTTTGGTTCCGTTCCTACCTTTGTTACTACTAATCTTCTCAGTACTGCAGCGGAGGCTATCAAAGCGGCTACTCTTTTATTAAATACCTATATTGGACAACAAGAAGTAATTACTTTTGATTCTGTTGTGGACCCCTCCTTAGATGTTAATGATGTTATTTATGTTAAATCAACAGGAGCAAGAGTAGATAGAACGGTTATTATTGACTCAATGGATATACCTTTGGACTATACAAGCGCCCTCAGTGTTAATACTCGAGTAGTTCGCGTTGTTGGTTCTAATGAAATCGTAGAGATTGGAACCGTGTAATGGATATTGGTAATTTATTTAATAAAGTAGTTTTGAATAATCAGAAAACTTTTATCCACCACGGAGTCGTTACTGCTCGAACAAATACTAATACTCGTATCTCGGTTCAAGTTTCAGGGGCGACAACGGCTATCACAGGTGTCCGTTATTTATCTTCCTACACCCCAACAGTTGCAGATGTCGTGGTATGTCTTTTTTACGATAACGATATTATTGTTTTAGGCAAACTCACATAAGCGTTTCTTCAAACCTATATTGCTAAACCCTTGTTATTCTTAGGCTGTGAACACCGTCCTTGAAATTGCTGGTGCCGCCGGAATTATTGGGGGAGCCATTCTGACTATCCATCTAGTCATAAGTAAGTTGGTTTGGAGACCTGTGAAAAGAAACCTGATGGACGAAGTTAGGTCCGAACTAGATTGCCGCCTCGACCCAATACTTAAACTGGTGTCGCAATTAGAAACCAATGGCGGCTCACACCTTGCTGATAGAATCATTAGACTAGAGGAACGCCAGTCGGGAGTCGTAACTCGGTTGGACGACCTCTATGATTTAGTCAAATCTATGAAGGAGATGAAATGAACCCTAAGTATAAATCCATGCTCGATTCTTATGTCCGCAATTTAGTCGGACAACTATTCGCCGCTATCGTTCTAGTTGGTCAAGGAGCAAGTCCTTTGGACTTCACTTCTTCCCAATGGACAGATGTTTCTAACATTCTATGGACAACTTTAATCCCAGTTGCCCTTCGCTATGTTAATAAAAAAGACCCAGC